ATCATAAGGAGTAAATCATGGCTGATGCAGTAACATCTACAACTATTTTAGATAGTGATAAAGATTTTATAGTACAGCTTACAAATGTTAGCGATGGCACAGGTGAAAGTGCTGTCGCTAAAGTTGATGTGAGTGCTTTAAAATCTAGTACGCTAGATGGTAAAGCATGTTCTGGTGTTAAGTTACAAAAAGTTTATTACTCTATTTTAGGATTTACTAAGATAGGTTTATTTTGGAACGCATCATCAGATACATTGTGCTTAGAATTAAACCCAAGTGCTGATGGTGTTTTAGACTTTTCACCTTTTGGTGGATTGCAGAACACATCAGGTTCAGGCAAAAACGGAGATATTAATCTTACAACTACAGGACATAGTTCTGGAGATACATATCTTATCGTGTTGCATTGTATTAAATCTTACGATTAAGGTGAATTATGTCTTATAGAAAAGAAGAGAACGGACACTTTGTTAATGGTGATCCGGCATTTTTAATTTGGAATGGAGAAGAACTAGTAGCTGGTCCTATGCGAGAAAAGGAAGCTGACGCTATGCTAAAGGAATTAAAGCCTACAGCTAAGAAAGCCCCTGCTAAAAAAACCACTGCTAAAAAAACTTCTGCTAAAAAATCAACAACAAAAAAGGTGAAAAAAAATGGCAAAAACTAGCAAATACGGATCAAAGATGAAAGGCGGTAAAACTACTAAATACTCATCAAAGATGAAAGGTGGTAAAAATACCAAGTACTCATCAAAGATGAGAGGCGGTAGAAGAAGTGGTTCTAAAATGTCATCTAAGATGACTCCTACTTTTAACGAACTTGTTAAAAAGAAAACTGGCGGTAGAGTCTAGTAATTAGTGAGCCGAGCTGCCAAAGACTCAAGATTAAAACGGGCAGGTGTTTCGGGGTACAACAAACCAAAGCGTACCCCAAATCACCCTAAGAAGTCTCACATAGTTGTCGCAAAAGAAGGCGACAAGATAAAGACTATTAGATTTGGACAGCAAGGCAAAAAGGTTGGAACATTATCAGGAACTGCTGGTAAACCCAAGAAAGGTGAATCAAAACGCATGAAAGCTAAAAGAAAATCTTTTAAAGCTAGACATCGTAAGAACATCAAGAAGGGTAAAATGTCAGCAGCTTATTGGGCGGATAAAGTTAAATGGTAATGTCCAGAACTGCTTTTAAACAAAGCACACTAAAAGCACCAGCATCAAAAAAGAATAAAGTTCCACATAGAACAAATGAGAAGCAAAAAAGACCCAAAAGTAGGAACAGGTAAAAAACCTAAAGGTTCAGGTCGCAGACTTTATACGGATGAGAATCCAAAAGATACTGTAAGTATTAAGTATGCTTCTGTTGCTGATGCTAGAGAAACAGTAGCTAAAGTTAAAAAAATAAAAAAATCTTTTGCTAGAAAAATACAAATATTAACTGTAATGGAACAAAGAGCTAAGGTTGCAGGTAAAGATGCACAAGCAGCCATAGCAAAAAGAGGTAAGGAAGCTATTAGGAGAAAGCATGGCAAGTAGCGGTACAACATCATTTAATTTAGATTTATCTGATATTATTGAAGAAGCATACGAGTTGTGCGGACTTGAGATGCGTTCAGGCTATGACTATAGAACAGCTAGAAGAGCCTTAGATTTATTATTTCTTGAATGGCAAAACAAAGGCACTAATTTATTTTCAATAGAGTCAGGATCACAGTCTTTAACTGAAGGCACATCTTCTTATAGCTTAGGAACAGATGTATTAGAAATAGTAGAGGCTTTTATTAGAACTGATTCAGGTGATACATCAAAACAATTCGATCAAAATCTTAGAAGGATATCTGTAAGTGAATACACACATATAGCTAATAAACTTTCTAAAGGTAAACCTAGTTTATATTATTTAGATAAAGGTGTAGATAATCCTACTTTAACTTTATGGAATACACCTGATGGTGCAGAAACTTATACTTGTATTTATTACTACATTAAAAAGATAGAAGATACAGGAGAACCAGCAAGTAATAATGCTGGAGTGCCTACAAGATATTTACCATGTATGACATACGGATTGGCATACAATATTGCATGTAAGAAAGAACAGGCTACTGCAAAAGTTCCAATGCTTAGACAAAGATATTTAGAATTATGGAATGAAGTTAGTGATGCAGACAGAGAAAGAGCATCAGTAAGGTTTGTTCCTTACAGTTTTTACAACTAATATGTATGCTCAAGGTAGAAAAGCATTAGGTATATGCGATAGATGTGGTTTTACATTTAAGTTAAAAGAACTTAGATATGAAACAGAAAACAAAGTTAGGAATGGTTTAAGAGTATGTCCTGAGTGTTTTGATCCTGATCATCCACAATTTGATGTAAATCGTGTATCAACTATTGATCCACAGGCTTTATATGATGCTAGAGTGGATACAGGAGAAGAAGCATCAGCAAGATTGTTTGCTTTTGATCCTGTAGGTGGTGGTATAACAGCTTTAGGTTCAAGAACAGTTGGTTTGGATATGAGAGGTGAGTTAGGTGAAATAACTTTATCAGGAGTTACTTCAGCTTCTCCAACTCCTTCTCCAACTCCAGCACCTACCCCAGCACCTACTCCATCACCATCTAATATAGCAACTCCAACAGCAACTACTGGAACAACAAGTCTAGGATCAGTAACTGTTTCAACTCCTTCTGCATCTTATACTACTTATACAATTACAGTGGCTAGTTATTATGGTTCTAATTATTACTATGTTAATGGTAGTAGAGCAGCAACTTTAAACTTAGTAGAAGGACAATCTTATAGATTTGATCAATCTGATAGTAGTAATAGTGGACACCCATTAAGATTTTCTACTACATCAGATGGTACGCATGGTGGTGGTTCAGAATACACAACAGGAGTTACAACCAATGGAACAGCAGGAAATGCAGGTGCTTACACACAAATAGAGATAGCATCTGGTGCTCCAACATTATATTATTATTGCACTAACCACTCAGGCATGGGGGGTCAAATTAACACATGACATACGCAGAATTAAAAAGTTTAGTTCAAAATTATTTACAGAATACAGAAACACAATTTGTTTCTGATTTACCTAAATTAATAGAACAAACAGAAGAAAGGATATTAAAAACTATTAATCTTCCTGTATTTAGAAAGAATGTTAGTGGTACATTAACATCCGGAAATCAATACCTTGCGACACCTTCTGATTTTTTAGATAGCTTTTCTTTATCTTTAACAAGTTCAAGTGAGCAATCATTTCTTTTATTTAAAGATGTAAACTTTGTAAGAGAAGCATATCCAAATGCAAGTATTACAGGCACACCAAAACATTACGCTTTATTTGATGATACAACTTTTATTGTTGGACCAACTCCAAATGCTGATTTAGTAGTTGAGTTGCATTATTTTTATAGACCTGCATCAATAACAGCAGGTGGAGATAGTGGCACAACATGGCTATCAACTAACGCAAAAAATGCTTTACTATATGGAACTCTGCTAGAGTCTTATGTTTATATGAAAGGCGATCCTGATTTAATGGCAACATACGAAAAAAGATTTATGGAAGCTCTAGTAAGATTAAAAAATCTAGGAGAAGGTGATAATACTGTTGATACCTATAGAGATGATGTGGTTAGAGTACAGAGGACATAATGTTTACAGTAGATGTTGAATCAAGCATAGGGAATGTAGTTGTAGAAACTACACAAAATAAAGGTTTAAGTCCTGAATATTGGACAGAAAGAATAGTAAATAAGATTGTAAGTATTAGTGATAATGCTGATCCTGTAGTTCAAGCACAGGCAAAAGCATTTAAAGAAGCTATACAAACAGTTGTTTTATTATATATGAAACAAGCTATAGCTAGTGATAGAGCTACTGTAGCAGGTTTATTAGAAAAACAAGGTCATAAAGATATGGCTGATATTATTAGGAGACTATAATGGCGATTTCACAAGCTATGTGTACTTCCTTTAAAAAAGAACTTTTAGAGGGTGTGCATAATTTTAAAAACTCAGGTGGTAACACATTTAACTTAGCACTCTATACTAGTAGTGCTTCTTTAGGTGCATCTACAACTGCGTACACAACATCAAATGAAGCATCAGGAACTAACTATACTGCTAAGGGTGCATCATTAACTAGAGTTGATCCTACGACATCAGGCACAACTGCGTTTACTGATTTTGCAGATTTAACATTTTCTAATGCAACAGTGACTGCAAATGGTTGTATGATATTTAATGATTCAGCTTCAGGTGATCCAGCAGTATGTGTTTTAGCTTTTGGTGGCGATAAAACATCAACAGCAGGTGATTTTACAATTCAATTTCCAACAGCAGACGCATCTAACGCAATTATCAGAATAGCTTAACATGGCTGATATTACAGGTTGGGGTCGTTCCACATGGGGTTCAGGAGCATGGGGAGAGTCTATACCTGTAGAAGTAACTGGAGTAGTTGGTACAACTGCTATTACTTCAGTTGCAACAAGTGCTGGTGGAGAGGTAGGGGTTACTGGTGTAGCAGGAACAACTGCATTAGGCACAGAATCTTTAGAAACAAATAATACCTTAGCAGTTACAGGTGAATCTTCTACAAGTGCAGTAGGTTCTGTATCTGTAAATGCAGCAGCCGTTACAGGAGTATCGGCAGTAGCATCAACTTTAAATCTTGGTGATGAAACTTTAATTACTAATAACAATCTTAGTGTTACAGGTTTTGCAGGTACATCAGGATTAGGAACTATAACGCCACAAGCAAATGCTGATGTCGATGTGACAGGCATAGCAGGAACAACAGGTTTAACAGGAGTAAATGTGTGGGGATTAATTGACGACTCACAAACTCCAAATTATTCTATAATTAGTACAACACAAAACCCAAATTGGGAAGAGGTAGCTTAATATGGCAA